TCTTCGATAAATCGAATCTTAACTGATTGTCCATCAGCGAGTTTTAGCCACTTTAACTTTGGCCCGTCGTTTTCATACTTTGGCTTGTCGAGCAGGGCATTAATGTTCTTGAGTCCCTTTACTACGCTCATATATTTCTCCTTTGTTTGTTATATTAGTTTAGCATAAGAGATATAGATTTGTCAAACTGGAACTCTAAATTCTTAAGTTCTTCATCTGGCATATCTCCAATATCCTTATACTGATTGTTTAGTTTGATAACAGAAACACGAGTAGAAAGTTTTTCAACTATCCTATCTTTCATGTTTCCTCCTGCCTCATCATTATCGGCAATAACAATAATGTTATTGAAATACTTCTGAAGCAATTCTATTTGTGTGCTTGATACGTTTGCACCAAGTGTTGCTACTGCTGGAAGTCCTACCTGGTCAAGTCTGATAGCATCAAACGAAGACTCCACTACATATACTCTATCAGACTTTTTAACTCTATGCAAGTTAAATAATGTTTTGCTTTTTGGAAGTCCTGGAGTATTCTTAAAATCTTTTCCCTCAACAGATCTGCCAACAAACCCCAAGGGGATTCCGTCTGGACTATGTACAGGCACTGTTACCATATCTTGCTTTTCTGAATAGCCCAATGAAAACTTTATGCAAGAAGTCTTTTCAATTTTTCTGTATTTAAAATAATTTCTTGCTCTTTCTGAAGCAACCAAGCCATTGTGTAATCTTTTGATAATAAGTTCATCAAAGGTTTTATAAACTTCTTCTTTTACAAGAGCCTTGTCAATTTCTGTAGTAATATTACTTAACTTTTCTTTACTCTTTATAAACCTTGCAGACTCAAAATATGTTCTTCCAGAGGTATGCATAACTAGTTCTATAAGGTCTGCAGATTTTTGGCAAGAAAAACAAAAGAACATTCCGCTACCTTTTTGTACTTCTCCTGCTGGGGTTCTGTGATTGTTGTGAAATGGACAAAAGATCATAAAGTCTGCATCAAGTTCAGACTCTACGGTAATACCCGATCCTGTAAGGACTCGCTTGACTTGCTCTGCAGAATAAATATTGGATTGGTTCCGTCTATTCCTGCTATCCATTCGCTTTTCCTTTTCCCTGCGTAGACTGCCTGCACTGATAACTCAAATTCAAAAAAGTTCTTTATCTCATTATACCTTATAGTGAAGTCTGGGTCAAGATCAAGTCTTGGAACATATCCACTAAGTTTCATCTCTATTGTTAATAACCGAACATACTCATTTTTAAGTCTTCCGATCATTGAATCGTCATGGATTATTCCATCAAGGTAAAACCTCTTAATTGGCTTGTGATGGTATGAACCACTGTTCTTTTTTGACATACCATATTATAACTACTTATCTTAATTTTTATCCTCAAAGTCTTTATATCTATAATATCCCTTGTCAAAGTCACACTGGACTAGGAAGTCTCCCATAAATCCATTACGGTTTTTACGGAATGCACATTCAATGATATCACTGTTTGTCCCACGGCCTAATGCAAGCACCCAGTCAGCATCATAAGCAATCTGTCTAGACCATGCCGTTTGACCCAGTGTAGGTACCGTAGAGAGGTCGTTAACGTCATCTGGGGTAGCAGATGAGATAGCAATGATAGGAACCTCTTCGCCAATAGCCATTAGTTTGAGTTCTCTTGAAAGGTTCTTCATTCGTACCGTTTCATTTTCTGACTTCTGATTAGGAGCCATCAATTGAAGATAGTCAACGATTACAAAGTCTGGCTTGTATTGATCAATCTTTCCACGAAGAACTGATGGATTAATCTCTCCACCCTGATCGTTGGAAATAATATGAAACTCTGGCTTACCCTGAAGATGCTTTGCATGCCATTCCTTTAGCATATCAATCTCAATTTCACCATTACTAATCTTTCTATGAGACCAACGGCCTTCTCCCATAATGGTGAATACACGATTTCTGACTTCTGTCTCTGACATCTCAAGTGATATTACAAGGGGTGTCTTACCCTGCTTCCATGCCTGCACAGCGAAGTACAGGGCTAACCAAGACTTTCCTATACCTGGGTATGCCAAGAAGACTCCTAACTGCCCTGGCATAATCCCAGATGGCAGATAGTTATCAAATCCTGGCAAGCCAGTCTTGATGCCAATATGACCTAGTGCTTGTTGCTTCTTTACATTTTCAAAATAAGCAACTGCTGACTCAAGGTCTGTAACATCGATATCACGAATTGCAGCAGTATTCTTTTTTAGTTCTGAGGTTTTTGTAATGAGTTCGTTAAGAGCCCCAGTTCCATTGTTGTTCTGAATCTCAGATGCTGCGGATCTAATAATGTCTTTAAGGCTATCTGTTAAATATTCTCCTTGAAGTTCTTCAAGATGATGCTTTGTGGCACCGATACCAGCCACAGGCTCAAAGTCTCTAAACTTTTCAGTAACCAATTCTGTTGGTGGAAGGGCTGAGTTATTTTCAAAATATAATCTTACAAAGTTCCAGATGTCTCCGTGAGTTCTTAGAAGGTTGTCAACATTTGCCTGAAGAAGAACATGGATCTGCTTATCTTTTAAAACAGCCGTAAGTAATTTTGCTTCTGTGTTATTCACTTAACCACTCCTTTGCCATTTTCCTACGCTCTGCTCTTTCTTGACTATCCTTTAGTCTATCTTTCTTTGCCTGTAATATTTTCTCTGCATTGTATGCAAAGTAATTCCATGAGGGGGTTTCCGAAACGGTAAAGTAATACTCAAGTATATCGTAGCATCCTGGCAGTGTGTATGATTCTACAAGGGCATCAGAAGCCCACTGCTCTACATTTAGATTAAGAGATGGCTTTGATTCGTACCTTGCGGTATGATACTTGCTGTATCTTGAAAGCAAAGCCATACGGTCTTTGCGTTCGGCCATTATGCTTCAGCAGCCTCTTCTTGTGCTTCTTTGATCTTGTCTGTAAGTTTATCTTCAACAAACTTGTAGACACGCTCAAAAGCCTGATCAATATTTTCTCCGTTGCGCTTTGAATCAACAACTCCAAGATCAAGTCTTAGTGATTGAAAGTTGCCAAGATTAAGCGTGTATCCAAGTGTAACGGATACCTTTGTCTCTTCGTTTTCCATTTTATACCCCTCGTTAAATAGACTCGTTCCAGATTGGAACAAACCTTCCATCTTCTGTTTTCCTATAAGTAAGTATACCATCGCCCATCCTGCGTGTCAACTCTTGCTTGCTGGGCGTAATATCGTTTGTTATTAATTTGTCTTTTCTTGGTCTACCAATATGGTATGAAGCAAGTATATCACGTATTGCCTTTACCTGCGATTCTGAATAATATGATCTTACTTGAAAACCTCTAGCCCCACCCTTTTGAGATCCAGTAGGTGCAGGGATTACGCCTCTCTTCATTAAATCAGGCATATATTTTTTATGACGATTAACTAAATCAGCAGTCTGGCCTACAGTGTAGGCTCGTTCTCTTTTGTTTTTGAAGTCTCCGATCAAGCAACTTTCTATTTGATCTTTTGTAATATTATAAACAGACATTATTCCATTTGATCTATTTATGTGATGGATCCTTACAAGGTCTCCATTAAGAAACCAAACCTTTTTGTTACCTGGAATTACAGGTGACTCATTGTATTTTTCGCTCTCAATTGTTCCTTTTTTAGTAGCCATCGGCCCTCCTGAGAATTGTTAGGCGGATGAAAAAATTTTCTTAATCCGCACATAATGCAATATAACTCTAGATTGTTTATCTCTGTATACTGTCTATCGATGAACATTCTTCCGTTACATTTTTGACATTTGATCATTAATTTGGTATTCCAATGATTACTAAGTTGATACCAACGCTTGTGTCTCCTCCAGCATTGAACTTAATAGTTCCCTCAACCTTTGAGGTTGAAACGCTTTTGAGTGTAACAGTTACGTCTTTACCAGCATCAGTATTTCCAACATTTACTGGTGTTGCTGTTACTACTGGAGCAAACTTAAACTCGCTTGGGAAGTCATAAGAAAATGACTGAGAGGCTCCAGCAGTCTGGGTTGTGCTTGTTGTAACCTGAACATAGCCCCCAATAACTCTTGCTTCAGATGCCTTAACGCTTTGCTTTCCAGCATTTGGAGTATCTACTGTTACATACTTAGAGTTTGATGGAGAGACCTGAACGGAAAGATCATTAATAGCCTTAACAATCTGGTAGATATATGTTACGTCTAAAGGTTGTCCTCGCTCTGGTACGGGTAAAATTGCCATACTATAATTATACCAGACTCAAGGTTTTAGAATAGACCTCTAAGTGGTTTGTTTTTACATTATTCTGATCATATACGTCTGCAAGTTTTGGGCTAATAGAGGCAACTTGAACAACTACCCTTACAGACTGTGTTCCATTTTTTAAAAAAGAATAATTTTGTGATGTTGTAGATCCTGAGTATGTTGGTGTTGCTCCATCAAATCCTACAAAAATGTCATATTCTGTTTGTGTTGATGCCTGGCTAACAGACCAGTTTGCAAGAACAGTATTGCCAACGAGATTAAGATCTCCTGTACCAAATACAACATCCTGTGAATTAGTAATAAAAATTTTTGAAAATGCCGATTTTCTATTTTGATCTTCTGCAACAATCCTAAATCTAACAACTCTTGAGTTTGAAAAGGTTACTCTGCCAAGCAAATCTTTTTTAATGACAATGTTTCTTATTCCTTTGTCTGCCATAACTAAACACCCAAAGCAAATCTAAATTCAATATAGTTTGTTGTGTTTGCTGACTTTATAATTGGCTTTGCACCAACACTTTTAATTACAGAGTATCCTGTAAGGCCGTACAAAGAGTTTGTAGATGATGTGTTTTCTAATCTTAATCCATCTAAGCAAACATAAAACAAATTAGACGGAGATCCTGCTTCAGTAACACAAGAATAAATTTTTGCCACAGAGACCTCTCTCCAATCAAAGTTATCTGTTTTAACCAAATCTTTAAACGCTTTTTTTACTACTAGGTATCTGTTTGTTGCAAGATTTCTTTTGTCTGTTGCTGTTCCAGTAGTATTAGTTATATCATCAATATTAACCTCAAACCTTGCATACTCGTTAGTATTGTTTGTGCCAGTGTAAGAAAACTCAAGTAAAACTTTAACATTGTCTGGGACCGTGTTTGCACTAGGGCTTTTGCTTACAACGGAGAATGCAAGCCTTAGTTCATCTAATGGACTATTTTTTGTAAAATCTACAGATGTTTCATTTAATCTAATAAACTTAGATCCAGGAGTAATTTGTAATTTACCAAGTGATGTTGCTGTAAGTGTAGAAGTGTTTCCAGCCATTGCAATTATATTGTTTAAGAATCTACATCTTTCATTTCTTGCTATTCTAGTTGGGTTTGTAAAAATTCTATTGTCTGCATTTGTTGCAAAGACAGTGGCTGCTTCATTTATTACACCGTTTTCGGAATCACCATCAAGAGGACCATATCTAACTGGAATATCTATAGCAGAAGCACCAAGTGGTTGGTATAGCCAATTATCTGAGTCTGCAAAAGAATAAACAGTTCTACTATCAAAAGATCCAGCAATTGGATTTGATCCAGCAGAGAACACTCCAACTTCTGTTATCTCATATCTTTCTTCTGTCGGTAGTTCTGCGGTCAGGACTACCTTGTCAATACCGTCCTCATTTACGAAACCTCTAGATATAATTGGAACACGGAACATCTCAAAGTCCAAGGACTTCTTTAGTGCGTAGTCTCCCAAATTACCCCCGTCAGAAGCCACTGGGGTGGGTCCACAGCCTACAGCAATGTGTGAGGCATATGATTGGGTCTGTCCTACAAGATACTTGGCTAAAATATTTTTACCTATATTAGTTATCATTAATTACTCCCATCATACATTGTATCATTAAAAATTTCTCCATCAGCAAGAATCTGAACCTCTACCCGCTCATTTTCTTTAACATTAACTAAATTAATAATCAGGTCTCCCGTATACGGGTCTATGTAGACTGACTTACAGTTGGGTGTTTTTATCCACTTAGTTTTGTCTTGTTCTGTTGGGTTGCTTTCTGGTGGGGAGATGTCATAGCCAGTTCCACAAACGGGGATATGATCAAAAATAGACAAAGATAAAGATTTAAAATATGAATCAGATGACTGAAGGGCTAAAATATTATTTGGATTATACTGTAGATAAAGATCTGTTAAATTTTTAATTGGTGCATACGTTACTGCTTGACCATTTACCAAATCATGTCTGGATATTGTTGCAAGTTCAAAACCACCGATATCTTCAAATATAAGATCTGTCATTACTTCAATAGCAACAACTTCGTCTCCAAATACGAGAAGGTCTGGTGTTGCAATTTTTACAGCGTCAGACGTATTTGTCTTGACTGGATCTGGGATTCCTGCTGTTGCTGGTGTTCCTGTATCTACCACTATATCACCTCACTTAAAAATAGTTGCATCTCTGGACCATTAGTACTTCTTGAAAAATCAATATTATATACAACAAATCTATTAGAAGGGTCTGCTGCAATATCTATTCCATTTTCATTATAATCTAAACTAACAATATCTCCAAGTTGGATTGTTGGAATAGAGAATATCTTAACACCTAAAGACTTTCTTGGTTTTGATATTTTTGTAACAAGCCACTTCATTAGTTCTGATGCCTCATCTTGTGACTGAATATAGGCAGCGTCTAAAGAAAAATCTTTTTTACCATGTTGCATTCTGCTAAACTTAATGTCTTCATAGTCTAACTTAAATTTAAAAGGATTTGAAATTAATTTATCTGCAACAAACTTTGGATCTGACATAAGACTATTTTTTGTAAAATACTGATCAACTGTTAAAGTGTTGTTTGACTGTTGAGTAAAAGTAATTCCCTGAATTCTTAAATAGTTTCCGCTTGTTTCGTCTAGGCTGAGAAGAGTATCTGTTGCATTAAACACCAAGAACTCTGCTCCATAAGAGCCTGCTCTAAATCCAGAAACGACAAACCCCTTTACCTTATTAAAGGTAGGAGAAATTTTTGCAGTAAGTGCTGGGTATGCTTTATCATATCTAAAATTAAATTCTGCTACCTCTCTCATTATGCTTCCAAACTCTTCAAAATAAATATTATATTTTGGTGGCTCTGAGGATCCTACTCCTGTAAGATAGGTATTTTGTATAAGCCCACTAAGAGCATATTTTCTAAAAGAATTGTTTGCATCAATATCAGAATCTCCAAACACAGAGTTTGAAACGGTTCCTAAAGAAAAGGATGTATTCTGTGAATAGTTGTTGCACAAAGCATATACATTCTCAAACATCGCTCTTGAAGAACCTCTAGTAAATAGTGCAATGTTTGAATACTCTAGCAGTGGATCAGTATCGTCTACTGTCTTTACTAGTGTTCCATTTATGTATAGATAGAATCTTCTTATTTTCCCTATGTTTTCATACTCTACTGCTAAGTCATATACCGTCGGATTTTCTTCAGCAAACAGCCTTGACTGGCCTGTAAATTTACCGTCATCTACAATGATCTTAGCCAAACCCTTATATAGTAAGACTGGGATTGCCTTTCCTTCATTAGACTTAATCTTATAAAATAAAACATTTTGGACATCTTCTTTTTGTTTTTCTGATAGTTTGTTTAGACCAAGGGCTGCAATTTCAAAATAATAACCAACGTTGGTAGTTGGGTTTAGCATTACTGCTATTCCAGCAGAGCCTCCAGAAATTGTAACATTTCTATCTGGTGTAGATCCGTTTACAGTATAGTATGCTGCTGCACCATTAGCAGTCTGACCTCTGTCCTGATTGTTTTCTATTTTACCAACTAGTCTTACCCTTGTACCAAAATGCTTATATTTTTTATCTGTCAAAGGCTTATGAACATATGATATAAAATCTCTTGGTTTATCTTTTGTTGTAAAGTTAGGTCCATTTAAACAAAAGGCTGATGACTGCACAGAGCCAGGAACTTGTTGAGTCTTTGTGGTTATTTCTCCTGTTAAAGAAGTTGATAAGAAATTTTTAATAAGTCCTGTTCTTGTTGAAGTTCTTGCTAAGGCATCTGATGAAATGCCAGTACTCAATGTCTTTCCTGCTGATGCAACAGTGGTTACTGGAGAATCAGTTTTTGTTTCAAACAAATATTCTGAGGCCATAGAGCAGCCCTTTACGTTATCATCAGATTTCCAGTAATCAGATATTCCAGCAGAATGTTCTACAACTGTCGTTCCAAACTGACCACGACCATGCTTTGCTACTGGACCATTCTTAAGTTTGATAACTCCTTCTTGCTCAAAGTAATTAGGAACAGAGTAAATCCTTACAAGGCCAGTAGGGTAGATCTTTCCATTAAATGGCAATTTAGAGAAATAATTCTGGTACTCTTCAACGGAGGATATCCAAACATTGCCAAACCCAGTAACATTATATTGAACTGCATCATATTTTATTACTTCTCCACCAGAGTAGAAATACCCGTTGTATCTGGTGATCCAGTATATGGCTTCTCCAAGGCTAAATGTATTATTTATTACTATGCCGTTTTTTACTTCTGGAACATTTTTTGATAGGTTAGAATTTAAAGGTATGGCAGCAAGGACATAAGAAGACTGTGTTCCAACCTCATTGTTTATTGACTTTGTATTTTCAGTACCAGAGACCTCCCAAAGAAGGGCTGGCTTATACACATACATTCTTTCATCTTCTAAAAGACTTGCTTGTCTTAGAGTTCCAATAGATCTTTGAATATGTCTTACAGTATAATTTATCGACCCTCCGTTGTATACCGAGTTTGATTCGTTTGAAACTGAAATAATATTTGCTAATTTGGAGTTGTCTGATGTTTTATTTTTTATTTCTTTGTCTTGATATAAATCATTAGTCCCCTTAAGAGCAAAGGTCGTAGGTCTCTGTGCAACGGTTGGCATTATATGGTCTTTGCTCATCATAACAAAATTATTGTATTCGTCAAAAAACATCGCTGTCTGTGTTGATACTGCTAAGTCTTGTAGTACTTGTGCAACACTTTTATCTGGAGCAACAAAAAAGAATGGCATAATCATTTCTTTTTCACCTGAAACTCTTTTAAATGTGTAATTAGAAAATCCAATACTGTCTAACAAAAGAGATACTGCAGAACTAACAGAAACCTCTGTCATCAATATTTCTGGTGCCGTAAGTGATTCTAAGTACCAATACATATCCCTTAAAGATATTGCAATTCTTTTATTCTCTAAATCTGCTTTTGGAAATGAGTCTGAGTATAATGTTTTCATTGGAACCCAATAGTCCCAACCATTAACATCTATAATAATTTCATAAAACTTAAACTGTACATGACTGTCTACATACTTTGCTATAATACTTAACGGATTATTATCATTAAATGCTTGGTCATGATCAAATATATTAACGCTTCCGTTTGATGCAACTAATTGGCCAACAGGCAAACCGCTTAGTCCTAAGTCAGAAGCACTTTTATTGATTGAATAATTTATAACTTTATCAGAAAGGTTCATAGTGAGTCTAGGAGATATTTCAATAAGGTCAAATGTTGAGTCTTTTGAGGTCATTGAATCTACAACAATTCTAATTCCAGATATGTATTCAAACTCCCTGTACTGAATCTTATTGTTTAGTGAGTTTACAAACTGATCTGGAGATGTTGCATCTGTAAGAAAATTAGTCAGTCTGTCAACAGTTTCATCCTGAACATACCATCCATACTTTGGAGTTACTACTGTGTAGCCAGTTCCGTTCCATATATGATACTTTCCTACATCACTGCTATTTTCTTTTATAAGATATGCATAGCCTAACACAGACTTTTCAGGAAGAAGAATATCGCTTGAGTATGTCTCTGCAAATACAAATGTGTCTACCCATTCATCTGGAACAATAAACCCATAAGCAATTTCAACATACCCATCGCTCTTGATAATTGCAGAACCATCTTTTCTTCTTTTTGATGAATTAAAAGAAATAACATCTTGCCAATTATTATCTTTTAAGAATTGAATCTTCCACTTACTTGGAACCTTTTGATTTACTTCTCCGTAAAATGGATCAATAAAAGAGCCTGTTGAAGATGAGAATGGTCCCAGGTCTTCAGTTCCAGTATGCGTTTGCATCTTGAGCACAACCCTGTTTGTTGGCACTTTATTTTTATAAACCACAAAAGGGCAAGCGTCTTCAATATAATTCTGAGTACCATTTACGTTTGATGAAATCCCATATTCTTTACCAGACTCCGTTCTATAAGATGTCCAGTACTTAAACTTGTCTTTTTTCTCTGGCATATAATACCTTGGTCTATCTGCCATAAACATATTAGGATGATGAAGTTTTACATTTTCAAAATATACTGCCTTATTTATTCCAGACCTTGGTCTAAATTTTTCAAAACAACTCTCTAGCGAGTATAGGGTCTGTATTTTTTCTTTTTTACTTAAAAAGGGAGTTGGAGTAGTCTCATTTTCAAAAGTGCCATCAATCGAAACATCTGCGTCAGTTGCTCCTGTATAAAAATTTCCAGAGTCATTAATGTCAAAACTTGTTGGTAAAGAAGAATAGACTGACGATGTCTGTGTTGGTCTGTATCTATAGTTTCCAATATGCCTAATATTATTTGTTCTATTCATATTTAGTTCTGCAATAACTGCTGACTTAGTTCTAACAGTATCAGCAGTCTCTAAAAATGATTGTAGGTCTTTGTCTTCAAACATTATACTTCTTCCAAAATTACTGAGACATTCCAATAGTCAAACTTGTTTCCTCGTTTTTCAACAGAGTAAGAAAAGTCACTAATAAACATTTCAATTAGTTGGTTGTATTCCTGTAGGTTATCATAAGCATCTGGCTGTCCTTTAAATATACCCTTTCTGTCGTAAGCAAGAAATACCCAAAAAGATCCCTTGTGTGCTTCATACCACTCTAGCATATCAGCACCACCTGCTCCGCCATCTGTTGTATATGATTTTTTTGGAGACGAGCCACTTTCTGTATCAAATGTTGGAACATCCTCGTGAGACCTAGAAGGAATTAGAGACCAACTAGTACTTAAAGTAAGTTTGTCAGCAATATGATAAGATCTCATTCGCCCATTAATCATTCTTTCTCTTTTTTCTATTCTTTCATTTTTAAACTGTAGTGGTTGTCTGTTATCGTCAGTGATGAGTAAGAACTGATCTATTAGTGACGAGTCTTCAACTCCTAGCGGATCTGCCCCTACCTCATGACCATTAGGTACATAGATTTCGTTTTGCAGTGTGCCACTATTTTCTGACCACAGCATACCGCTTGGTCTTCTATATTTTTTACGGCCAAGCATATATGTGACTCTAGGATCTATTACTTCATCGACCATTTAATGACACCCCTCTAATTCTTCTGTCGTCAACTTGTCTAATTGTTGACATTACTGCCTGTGCAATTTCATTTGGATTAGCATTTGTCTTTGCGTTAACAGTTAGCGTATATGTATTATTATACACTGCTCCGACAGGTGCATCTCCGTTATTTATCTTTTTAAGATTATCTGCACCGTAAGAATCTACACCATACTTGCTAACAATAAACTCTCCTGGAGTTAGCATCGCTGGGACAGTATCTGTTCCTCTTGCAAATCCTCCTCTAGCAAAATACCTAGGTATAAGTCCACCCTTAGACTTAAACATCATACTGCTTGATCCGCCACCACCACCAACACTTGGTGCTTTAGGAGCAGGGATTGTAATTTTTGTTCCTGAGAATATTGTTTTTCCATCATTATATTTTGGATTACTCATTAATACAGGATTTGCAGCCTGCAGTGCTGCCACAGTTGTCTTGTTTGCTTTTGCAATGCTAGAAAGTGTGTCTCCAGACTTGACAGTTACTGCTGTTTTTACTGGTGCCTTAACTGGTGTTGGTACTGTGCTAGATACAACAGCATTGGCAGATGCTGTTGGAGATCCATCATCTTTTCCTGTTATTGCTTTATCTAGTGCTGCAATTATGACTGCATCGGCTGCTGCTTTATCTGCTGCTACTTGTGCATCTGCTGATGCACCATTTTGTTCAACCTGGGTCTTGGCGTCAATTACTCCCTGTGGTATTCCATTATATGCTGCCAACTTATCAAGAATGCTTTGCCACTTCTTGTCAATTGCATCTGTTGAAGCAAGCAATGCTCCAAGTTGGGCATCAAAGTTTTTACCTGCAAGTGTGTTTGCGTCAATCTTAGCCTTGACTGCATCCCACTCTGATTGGGTTTTTCCTAGAACTTCTATGCCCTTGACATACTTATCTATCTGTGCCTGTATCAGTTCATTTGAATATGTAATGTCTGCAATCTGATCTTCTAGTGGTTGAAGTTGCTCTATTTGTTTTTTAAGAATGAGATCTTGTTTTATTTGAATATCGGCAAGTTTCTTTTCACGCAACTCTTCTAGTTTGTAAATCTGATCTTGCTTATCTCTGATATCTGAAACAATCTTAAGTCGTGCTGGATCGTTCTCCATTTTGTAAAGTGCTTGAGCATTTTCAAACTGCTTTTGATCAATCTCTTTTTGAGAGAAGCCAGTCTCTGCTCCTCTAAGCCCATCAATTTCATTTGCTCTGGATTGGTCTAATGCTTGAGATAAAGAACCACTAAATCTTTGTGCTGACTGTGCACGGGCTTCTTGTGCTGCCTTGGCTGCTGCTGAAATGTCTCCGCTAGTTAAAGCACCTGCAATATCAAGTTGGCTCTTTTGCTGATTTAAAATATCTTCATTTATTTCTGCAACCTTAGCAAGAGCCTCTGCCTGCTTGTCATATTTATCATTAATTGTTTCTGCTTGGTTCGCCATGATTGCAGCATCATTTGACATCTTAGCATTTTGCTTATTGATTGCTTCCATAGCACGATCACCAAATTTTGGATCTATTTCTAGTGTTCGTTCTAGGTCGCTAATCTCTTCTTGTAATCCTTCTATAGGTCTTGTGTAATTCTTCTCAATCTCTTGCTCTATGTTCCTAATCTCACGATTAAGCAATTCGATTTCTTTTCTAATTGGCTTGGCTGCTAACTCTAGGTCTATTAACTTTTCTTCATTAGCCTGCAATGTCTTAACCATACCGTTTGTTTTTGGATCAGCACCAGTTCTTAGCATGCTTTCTTGAACAGAGAACATCTCATCTACAAGGTCCATACCAGGCTGGGCAGACTCAGAGAATTTTCCAGAGTTATAGTTTACTTGGATATCAATAATCTTTCTAGCCTCAATAGAGTTTAGGTAGTCTGCTATTTCCTTAGAGTCAACCTTTCCATCTTTAAGATCTTCAATTAAACTCTTTGCAAGTGCTGGATCATTTAACACTTCTTGCATTTGGTCTGCAGAGAATCCTGCAAGTTTCATTGCGCTTCCAAGTTTTGGCATTTGCTCAAGAAGTTTAAACTCTTCATTTGCTGTAATCATTTTTTGACGAAGGGCAAACCTTTCTGTTTCGTCAGCAGCCTTTTTAAGATCTGCAATATATTGCTTTCTTTCTGCACTTCCTTCTTTGCCAAGAGCACCTGATGCAATTGCTGCAGCAAGGGCTGCATCCTGAACATGCTCTAGGGCTTCTGTTGCAGTTGCACCTTCTGAAATCAAAATCTTAAATGCCTTTTCTTGATTAGAAATTTGTTCTACTACTTCTCTATTAACAACGTTGCCTTCTCCAACTATAGCCTCATTGTATGTCTTCATCATTTTTTTACCAGTGTCGGTAAGAGCCTCAATATTTGCCTTTGTTCTTGGCAAGGCTTTTCCATTTTTATCTTTCTTAAACTTAAAGATAGCCTTATTACCCTTAAGGTTTGCTAGTTCCTTAAAGTCTTCAGAAGACATAGAAGCGATCATATCTCTAAATTCTTTTGGAACCTTCATACCAATCATTCTTTGTTGCAGACCATCAAACACCTTAAATGCAGTAGCCATGTCTTTCTTTACTTTTGGATTACTAAAAGCAGCAAGCATAGACTGTAATGGCTTTGTTGCATCAAATGCTCCATCACGAACATTCTTAATTCTCATTGCAAGTGAGTCAAGGAACTCTAGAGGGTCCTTCTTTTCTTTTCCACCGTCACCAGGACCGTTACCACCATCATTAGCATTTATCTTTGGAGTAGTTCCAATTACAGCCTTAAACCTAGTTTGAATAAATCCATCTTTATCTAGTAAGAAATCACTCTTTGCCTCATCAAGCAAAAGTGCATAATTAACATTACGATACTCATCAAAAGTTTGACTTTTATCTGCTCTAGTCCTGTATCCTTCAACAAGTCTTCTTTCTGCTTCTTGCTTAAACATTTCTTCTGCTTCTGGGCTATCAAACTCCATACTATTTACATATTGAGAGATTATTTCATATGTTCTTAATGCATTTACTTGACCTTTTTTATCCCCTGCAAATTCTTTTTTAATAAAATCTAAGTCAGCCTTAGATACATCTGTTCCATAGTTTTGATCAAAATTAACCAAGAAGTCTGTTGTTATCTCTTTGTCTGCAAGAGCATCTACATTATTGGTTAGTGCAAGGAATTGCTCATCTAAAACTTTTAGTCTTGACTCTCCTTCAACTCCACCAAACATAATATCAATATCAATTTCTTTACCGTCTAGCATATTTGCTAGACCAAGAATATTTGTAAGCCTATCAAACGTCTCATTATCTTCCATGGTTATATTCATTGCCATCTTTCTGGCAGAATCTTTATCTTCAAACCTAGTCATTATTCCTAGTAGTTCTGATGTCTTGGCAGCACCCCTTGATTGAATTCCTACATCTAGGGTAGTCTCTAGGTCAGGAAGGTTTCCTTCAAATAAATCTAAAAATGCATTTGCTTGCATTGGTGAAATTAACTTGTTTGCCACAAGCATATTAATTTTTACTTCAAGATTTTGACCTTTATCATAAGCGGTTTTTCCACCAGTGTTATCAAATCCTTGTCTGTATGCGGTATCAGATATTTTTGATGTTCTGCTTATAAGTGTTTGTGCGTCTTTTTCCATACCAGTTCCAGCATATGCAGATGTAACAGACTGCTTTAATGAATCAAAATAAGCATTTTCTCTTCTTGCCTTGTCACTAAACATGCCAACGTTATTAGTTCTAATTTTAGAATCAAACTGAGCAATAGCACTATTTATCTGTTGTAGCATCTGGTCATTTACAATTTGTTGTGAATCTGAAGACTCTTGAATTAAATTACTTAGTTTTGTTTGAATCTTTACTTGTTCTTCTTTATTTGCTGTTGCAGCAAGTTGTGTTTCCAAAACTTTCTTTTCATCCTCATAATATTTTGCCATAGAGTCTGCTGCTAATTGTGCAAGGGTTATTGCATTTAGTTGGAACCCTGCTACTCGTGCTGCTTCATCTGCACCAGATACGGTTGTGTTGTCTGCCTTATCCATCATGGCATCAATTTCTCTTTGTACCTGCCTATTTCCTTCTGAGACAAGTCTTAATCTGAGTTCTAGTGGATCTCTTGATAGGTCTTCCCCATTCATTCCGATTACATTACTGAGTTGGGCCTCTATATCAACCATTATGTTTTGATCTTTAAACTTTGATCCAATTGCAAAGGCTATTCCTTGTGCTTGTTCTGCAGTCAAAACTCCGTCTGCTACATATGCTGCTAACTCCAAACCAAATATCTTTGCTGCCTCTTTTGATCCAAACTTTTCCATGCTGGTAACAAAGGATGCAGCCATCTGCTTTCCAACTTCTCCCTCAGAAAAAGTAATTCCAAATTCTTGTCCCTTTCTTTCTCTTGGGATATATCCACCACTAAAGCCAGCCTCTGCTCTTTTTGCCATGATCTCAGATGCACCAACTGTGCCAGTAAACTCACCAATTTTTTTCATCTTATCTGTTGTTGCGGTTATATCTTTTACAAATTTTGCTTGTGCTCTGGCAGATGCAGTGAAGTGTCTATTTAATAAATAAAGGCTTGCTCCTACTGCAACAACTGCAGCAGCAATGCCTTGTGGACCAGTAAGACCAGCAAGCATTGGAGCAAACTGTGCTACTGTTGCTGCGCCTCCAAGGGCTGCTGTAACTGCTGGTGGTGCTCCTGCCATACCCGCAACCATTGCTGCAGTTCCAAGCCCTCCTGACACCTTTCCAGAAGTCCTACCAACCTTCTCTCTACGCATGCCACGTTTCTTTTGTTTAATTTGTTTTGCTGAAAGAGTTGTTGGTTGCTTCTTGCCATTTGCATCTCGCTCTGGATCAAACAGTATTTTTCCATTTTTATCTCTGGTATAAGTAGACGCTTCTTCATATGCAGCAACAGATCCCATTCTGTTTTTGCCTAACTCTTCATTCCCTGTCTGACTTCCTGGTGGAACAATTCCATTTTCTGCTGCCATACGTGCAGCCTCTTGAGCGTTATATGATTTTAGTTGTGCTAACTGTTCTTTCTTTTCTGCGTCTATTTGATCATTTGTCTTTGCAATATTTGCCGAAGAATCTGCAAGATCTTGTTGGGCAACTCCTGCTTTGTCCATTGCTGGAAGCATCTGACCAAGATTGTTATTTGCTGCATCGGTTAGTTGGTTAGTGGTGATCAAATTTGATGTATTTGTTGTTTGAGCATCTACCGCAGCCTGAGTTACATTTGCAAATTCATCTGTTTCTTCTGCAACAAGAACAGTTGATTTTGCTACATTTTCTGTTTCCTTGGCAATCTCTTGACTTTGTACTTGTGTTTTCTTTGCTAAACGAACTTTAGACTTGACTGATGATTTATCTGCTGGAAGTTCTACAGAACCCTTAGCCCCACGCTTTCTTCTTTGTCTATCTAAAGACTTAAGAACTTGTCTTTCATCACGCATCTCTGGTGTATTAATGTCATCATAGAATGCCTTGTTTCCAAGATCCATCTTGCCAACTCTTGCTTGTGTTTCTGCTGCTGATGGTAGTGCTGCATCAGTAAGTTGTGAAGACTTTGTTTTGACTCCAGGAGTTCCTTCTTCTATTCCTTGTGCAAGACCATCTGCAATGTCTTTTCCAAGACGCTTAGTTCGTCTTGATGGTGATGCTGTCTCTGCTTTCTTTTCTGCAGCAGTAAGATCTGCGTCTACATCTTTAGCAACTGTGATTGAATCAAGCCTTGCTTTCTTTTCGGCTTCTGATAGTGGGACAAAACTATCGCCACCGTCTTCATTAAACTTTCCTTTTCTTTTTTCAACTTTTGCCATTCCAGAAGCAACACGCTCTTCTTTAGATCTTGGATCTGCAATGTCTGTTTTAGGATATTTTGCTCGGCCTTCAGCATCAAAAATTGTTGCTGTTGCTGCTCTTTTAAATCCAGGGGTTGCAACAGTTCCTTTGTTGCCTTTCTTTCCTGTTGTTTCTTTAGCCATAAACTCTGTGTCATCCAACATTGATTGAAGGAC